GGCAATTTATCTAGCCCGGCTCACAATTGTTAACGAGGTAGGAGCATTCCCCTGTAATCGCCCGTCCGAAGCGCATATAACCATTTACCAGTCGAGCTCGAGTCCATCAACATTGGGGAGGTATTCCACAGACTGCCCCGTAATTATCTTACGGGCTAGCCTGCGACACTCCACCACGTCAAAAAAGTCGCCGTATGCGTCCAGCAAGAACTCAATCTCCTCATCCTCACTGACCGTGACTGAACACGATCGTGCGGACTCCAGAAGACGGTTGGTCATGTCTTCCGGCGAGAGAGCATCGAGTAAAAGCTCCTTGCGGCTAAACCAAGAGACGTCGCTTAACGCGATGTTGGCTTTGTCGTCCTCAAGCTCATAACGTTCCAAGAAGAGATCCCTAAACGCCGGGAAATGCCGGAATTCGTACGCATAAGACAATGCCTTCCCAGCCATGTAGGCTGAGTCGGACACTGCCTGGTTCTTGCTGGCGCGAACGTTGAACCGCGCCAGCGCTTTCCCAAGCTTCGGCATCATACACGGAGTCTCGGTCTCAACACATAGTCTGCGGGACAGGAAGGTCATCTGTCCGTTCAAATTTGGTGTAGTGCCAGTCAGCTTCATCTTTGAACCGGCCTCGACCCACTGTGACCAGTGGACGGGGTCGATAAGCTTCCTGACCATTGCAGCCAAATCATCCCCGAGCACTACTGCCACACCCTCGTTGCCGGTGGCTAGACAGTAGCACGCGAAGATGGTCGCATTCCATATGCTGTTCCTCGGTGTCGTTATAGTAGTACCAGTGGCGAGTTGGTGAGCCAACTCAGCCCTGTGCCCGAATGGCATGGAAAAAACCACGTACTCCTTCTGCTGAAGGAGCAACTTGCGGAACCATTTCGGTGCACCAAGAATGCCAATTGCATGATCGAAAAGATCTGCAGCGAATTCTCGTTGACGCAAGTCATTAGCCGAGAAATCGCCCTCTGCCCCATGCTTAAACTCATTCGAGTTTTCGTAAAGATGGGTGGCCAGTTGAACATCGTCTGTGCCATAAGCCAGACGGAAATCAACTGTTCCTAGACGGTGATCGATCAAAGTTTGTTTGAGCCGCTTGTTGATGACCATAGCGACCGGTCCTGTCAAAGCATTGAACGCCTCGTTCCCGG